CACTTAACTCCCAAAGTGCAAGTACACCTACCCCTTGCAATCAATCAAATCTTGTACTAATATGTATTCATCTTGAGCAGGCTCCGAAAGGGTAACCCTAGCAAAAGATCTATTCAATATCGGCTCCAATCATGGGTAACCCGATAGGTGATATTAAAGAACCTTTTAATAATCTTCTATTGAGGAAGCTATCATGTCATTTAATATTGATACCGCAACTGCGATGCAGTTGTTCGACACAGAAGTTACACTGAAATACCAGAACCATATGCGCTTACAAAACACTATTGAAGAGCGTCATGGTACGACTGGTACAACCTTGAACGTGCCTGTCTCTGATTTGATCGAGATGGAACAAGGTTCATTTGCTCCGACAGACATTCCAGTTACGCCGGTTAATGAAACAAACCGCGCTATCGTAACTAACGACTACCATTTGAAGACTGTAATCGGTGGTGGTGAAAAGACTTTATTCAACTTCGATAAGATTGTTGACCATGCTAAGCTTCATGCTTTAGCTGCTGCACGTCTTGACGATTACATTAAAATCAATGCTATCTACTCAGATCCTTTGGTTGGCACAATCTATACGGTTCCTGTAACTGTAGGTGTTAACACAGGTATCAATGAAGGTAAGATGGCTGATGCCCTTTCCTATTTGGAAAGCCAAGGTGTTGACGTAATGGATTACAGCGTGTCCATGTGGGCTCCTGCTCTGTTAAAGAAATCCTTGTACAACGATCAACAAGTTACCAACATATTCTTTACTGACCATAAACCATTAACCGATAACAAAATTCAAACCTACTTAGGTGTTGATTGTCGTTTCCTTGGTGAAAATGGTACAAATAAAATCCCAAGCGTAGACATTGGTGGTGGTATATCACAATACCTAGTTCCGATGGTTCACAAAGACGCTATCGTACAGAGTTATAACCGTGATATTCAAACTTCTATTACCTGGTTACAAAACCAAGATAGATGGGAATTGCTCACCATTATGACCTCTGGCGCATTAATTATACAGTACAATGGTCTAGCATTCATGACTGCTAACAATCCATTTGTAGCTAACCCATAATCTAGGAGATCATCATGAGTCACTTTTTAACGTTTGGAACAATGTCTGAAGGCTATCCAGGTACAGCGCCAAGACATTTTATTTGCTCTACTGTAGATAATTTAGCAGCTATCACAGCAGTTGGTTACTTAAATGATCTAGATGGTAAAGTAGCAAACAATGATCTTTTCTGGATCAACTACAGCGATACAACTGTATTACCAGCTCAAACCACAGCTACTCCTGGTTTATTCCAAGCTGTATATAGTGCTCCTAATATGAGTTTAGTGCTATTACCGGCTGTTGGAAGCTCAGTAGGTGCAACTCAATATGTGGATGTTACTGTAACCCAAGCTGACTTAGCAGGATTAGGAACTAAGATTTTAATTCCTGCTGTTGCTGGAGCACAGTATAAAATCCGTAATATGTTCTTAAACAGTGGTGGTACAAACTTCAGCGGTGGTGGTGGCGATAGAAATATGGGCATCAGTGATGGTACAACGGTTTATTCGGTTGTTCCTGCTGCTACTATGCAATCTCTTGCTAATGCTGCTTGGGGTGCTACAGCTCTTCCATTCCCTGCGTCTGCTGCTATTGATACCTCAACTGCTGTTGGTGCAGCTCTAAGGGCTGTCTATTCTGGTGGTACAGCAGACTACACTGCGGGTTCTTTAGTATTGTCAATCCAATATGAAAGAGTAGTCTAATGTCCTTACCTATATCGGAGATTGATGTTGTCAATCAAGCGCTCATTGAAATTGGGCGCACTCCGGTTACGGAAATTACAGAACAAACTTACGATGCCAGAGTCATCCAGGCAAAGCTTAATTTGCTATTGCCTGTTTTTTTAGCAAGTACAACTTGGAATTTTGCAGTAAAATATGTTACTAATAATACGCCTCTTACAACGCCTTTTTCTCCAGACTATCAATATGCTTATAAACTTCCTGCCGATTATGGCCGTTTTTGGAAGTTTGGTACTAATGTCTTCCCTTTGGTTTACCAATTTACCGATGGTTTACTACTAACAGATATAAGACCAGTATCTTACTATTATATTGTGAATACTGTTCCTTTTGACGTTATAACTCCTCTATTCTTCAGAGCTTTAGCTCTTTATGTAGCTTCAGATGTAGCCTATATCTTAACAAACAATGAAAAACTTGCTGCTTATCTATTAGAGAAGTATAAAGATAATGCAAGTAATGCTATATTATTGAATGATATTGAACGTAATATTGTAACAACTCCGTTCAATGACTTTGATAGACAAGTTTACATTTAGGGCGATCACATGACTACAAACATGGTCAGGCAAACAATGTTTGCTAATGGCGAGGTTGACGTTATTACATGGAAGCGAACAGACAATGCAGAAGCTTATATGTCTGCTGCTCAATCCATGCTTAATGCTGAAACAGGAACCACAGGATTAGCAAAGAAGCGTCGTGGAACCATATCGCTTTTTGATGTTACGAATGTTGATCCTCAAATAGAAAACTCTACGCTTTATGAGTTCATTGACCAAAATGGTGTACCATATATCATACTAGCCTATAATTTGGCATTTAATATATACCAAGTACAAGATGATGGATCATTAATATTCTATCAAACTGTTGTAACTCCTTATGCTAGGAATGAATTATTCTTTATTGATTATACTTTGGATAATGATGTATTAATTTTAACACATCCCGCACATCCCGTAGCTCGTCTTTATATTACAACTTATACGCCATCAGCAACCTTTGCATATCAAGTGATTTCAATTTCTCCTCTACCATCATTTGATTTTAATGATGTAAATTACAATGCTTATACAGTTTCTGTATCAGGAACGGGAGCAGTAGGAACATCAATTACTATAACTTTTTCTGGAACTTTTGGAGGAGCTTCAGCTCAAGCTTGGGTTGGTGGACAGATAGTTGCCGCTGGTACTAATGTAAATTCACCTCTGGGATACATGATCATAAGCTCAGTAGTGGATGGAGGTGTAACAGCTGCATTTACTGGAACTGTACGTATTGCTATGAATAGTCCATTCTCTACTAATGGAGACCAATACTCTGTCCGTAAGCCAGCATTCTTGGCTGGAGCGGATACTTTTAATAGAGGGTATCCATCTAAGTGTCTTTTCTATCAAAACCGTCTCTGGCTTGCTAATACGCCTTTATTGCCTACTACCATATTCTCTTCTAAGATTAATGCACCTTCTAACTTCGATATTGGAGTAGGTGCAGATACTGATGGTATAAGCTATACGATAGGATTAACAAATGCGGGTGAAATACTTTGGTTAAATGGTGGTAAGCAACTTGAAATGTATACCACAAACTATGAGTTAGTCTGTCCACAAGATCAGGCTGTAGGTTTGACACCAGGAAGCTTTTCTATCAGGCAACAATCCTCTTATGGATCATCTTCATTTATTAAGCCTATTACCTATATCAATGATAGCTATTACGTTACCCGATCAGAGAATTCTATTATTAACTTTCACTTTGAAGGTGTTGGATTAGCTTATAGTAGTAGTAATGTATCTGCCTTAAGTACTCATCTTGTATTTAAACCTGTTAGTAGAGCTATTCAAAAAGGTACATCTATATCCCAGGATAACTTATTGTACTTTTTAAACTCAAATGTATCTATGACTTCATTTCAGTTTTCTAATGAATCGAAACTTGCAGCACTTTCACCTATTAAGTTTCAATTTGATGAACAAGGTTTTCCATTAGTAGATGTGATAGATATTGTAACAGTGAATAATGAAATTTATCTTTTGAAAAAACTTCTTTTGACAGGTGGAGTTTTCATAGAAAAGTTTACAGATGATTTCAAAATAGATAGTTATATTCAAGGAGTTATGGCTTCTACTGGACTTGTCACAGGTTTAGGGCAATTCGAAGGATATACTGTTCAAGTTATATTCGATAATCAAGACTACGGTGAATATCTTGTTACTGGTGGACAGATTATTGTTAATAATCCTAACCATTATAGTGGAACAGTTTATGTAGGACTGCTTTATCCTTTAGAAATAAGACCTATGTATTTGTTTGCAGGTGCCAATGCTACGTATCATTTTAAACAAATAACCAATATTTTTGTGGATTACTACAATAGTTTGGATTTCTATGTAAATGGAACCTTAGTGAATTTTCAGAATTTCATTGAAATACAAAACAGCATTCCATTAGCTCCTCAGACTGGAACAGCGATTATGCGTCCTGTTAATGGATGGGATAGATTTCAAACCTTTGCTATCACACAAAATTCACCATTTGATTGTCAAATATTAAGCATTAGTTATCAAATTGATGCGCATATTATATAGAGGTATTTATGGGCGTTGAAATAGGTACAGCGTTATTAGTGATGGGAGTAGCTGCTGAAGGTGTTAAAGCTTTTGGACAGACTAAAGCAGCATCGTCTCAAAGGAAAGCTTTAGACCTCCAATCTAAGCAATCCGCCTTAAAGTATAACCAAGAGCAAATCAACAATTTGGATATTTTGGAAAAGACTTTACAAGCTCAGGAAGCAGAAGCCACAACAAGGGGCGTTAGCCTTTCATCACAAAGCTTTTCAGCTATTCAAGCTGATACTTTAGCTAAAGGTGGTAAGCAAGCCGAGAATCTAGAAATGGAAGAATCACTCTATCAGCGTGGTCTAGGTATTGAAAAGAAGAATATCAAGAAAACGCTGTTTGCAAACCTATTCGGAGATGTGGCAGCAGTAGGTTTTGATTTTGCAAAATATGCATCTTCAATCCCAAAGAAGAAATAAGGATGAAACATGGCAGACTTTACAAGATTACCAACTAATTCTCCATTAATTAGAATGCAGCCTACACCATCAGGTGCTGATGGTGAACAAGCTTTATCAGAAGTATTTGGTAAGATTGGTAAGGCTTCCATAGAAAAATCCATAGATATCAACAATGAAATAAGTAATGCAAGTCTTTATCAGACTTCAAATCAACTCTATAGGCTTCAACAATCCGCTGAGATAGAGATCTCACAGAATCCAGAACAAGCCAAGATGCTTGTGGATACGGCGAAAGCCACAGCTAATAGAATAATGAATCAAGCTCCTATGAATGATAGTGATAGGCGTAAGCTCGATCATATGGCTGAACAACAACTCACTGATATAGAATTCAAAGGAGCAAAGGCAAGCGTTCAACTTGCAAAAACTCAAACACTTATTTCATTTGCTAGTCAATGGACGGAAAAACTTCAACAAGTGAGAGATTCATATAAAGATGAAAATCTTATTGAAGCCAATGTCAATAATGCTAAGAAAACTTTAGATGATTTACTAAAATCACAAATGATAACTCCTCATCAATACAGTGCTTATGTGGATTCTTTACATGCTGCATTACAAGGGGCTCAGGATGTTCATTCACTATATCAAGATGAAGAATCTCACACTGCAAGGAACTATCACAAGGCTAATGCAAAGATACATTCGACTAGTTCACTACACAAAGTGGGAATGCCTATTGAAGAATCTACGGATTATCTTTATGCCGATAGGATGAAGCAATTCGACAAAGCAGACGTTTCAGCAGCTATTGTTAATGGTACGCCTTTGAATTTTCAGGTTATCTCTTCATTACCAGACCATCAGCGCCAAGAAATACGTATGGAGATGGAAGCAGTTAACCATGTTAAAGCTATTGTGGATTCTGGCGGATCATATGCTGAATTGGAAATGTTACATGATCAATTGAATGCCAAGGGAACTACCCTTAACTCTGCACAGCGTGCGCAAAAGCAATACCTTGACAATCTTTTCGAAAAGTATAAGAACAATAAATTTCTATCACAAATTAGTTCTACCCCATTGGGTTCTCAAATAACCAATGATCATCACATGAATATAAAAGCCATAGAATCTAATACAGCTATGGATGATAATCAAAAGGCCATAGCCATAAGGCAGTATGATAATCAATACGTTTCCCAGGCGGTAGCAGCGGGTATGTCTACCCATACGCCTACAAACCTCATACAGCCTATTAGAGACACTGAAATTGCAAAGGCTCAATCTTCTTTTGAGTTCGGCGCAGATCCTTCTAATCTTATTAATACGATGGATTACTACAATAAAGAAAACCGTGTGTATGTAGCTCGTGGTTTAGAGAAACCTATTCATCGTGAGATAGCTTATACTGTTGGAATGATGGAAGGATCTACAAATCATGCCAAGCGCATGGACTTAATAGCTGCTAACCAAAAAGGCATAGACTGGTCACCTCTATCTGTAAAGGATGGAACAAATGAGCCTAAAGTAAGGGGACAGGTTACAGCTAGTCTTGACAAGAAAATGCTTAACTACCTATCACGCCTAGATACTGATCGTTCTA